GCATTCAAAACTAATTTTCTTCATGGTATTTTTAATGTTTTATACCCCTGTTGTTCAGGGTGCCAATACTACCACTGAGGAACCTGAATCTTAGCAATAGAGCGGATCAGAAGACAATAGTTTTAGAGAACTATTTAATTATGTCTTATATGCCACAATTCATTTCTTAATAACTTGTTGTGGGACAGTCTATTAGTATATCCTAATTTGTATGCCTTATTTAAGCGATCTCGAAAGTCTTCGTGAAGCACATTTCTCTGATATTCCTATGGATGTTTATTCTCTATTATTGGAGTTCATTTATGTCGCATTTCTTATGATCTTCGTTATTTTAAAACTAATTAGCCTTAGAACTTTCTGTTCTTCATTAGTTTTCATCATGTTCCTCCCTGGAATTGATAATAAACTCAGTACACATTCTATCGGTGAGATAGTAGCCATCTGGTTTTTCATCTATTTTATTTTTAAAGTATATGAAAGTAGCCGATTCTAACATTGGGATCTGGTTTATTTGTTTTTAATAACTAGAATAGGGCATTACTATTCTAATTGGGCTTATATGGTATAATTGACCGCATAAGCCGCTGGTGTCAAGAAAGACACTACCCCACTATACTCCAAATTCATGTGGGACCTTTATGAATAATTTGGTCGATCAGGTGATATTAGAAAGTTTTATAGGAGGTATAATTAAGTTTGCCATCCTGATAAAATCTAGACCTTTGATGAACATGGTAATAAAGCCTCTCCTTTATGTAACAAAGAACTTTTTTATCAATTTGATCGTTGTATCGATCGAATTAGAGACATCCAAATTTGTCTTTAAAAATCTTATCCCAAGACTCATACTGATACTGGAGGTTAAAAAGTACAACCTACACAGTATGCTTCCCTGTTCATGATTTCATTTATTATCGGATTTGGAATATACATTTCCACCAAGTGCACTAGAGCAAACTTTAGGAAGTTGGTCCTAATGTACGTTATTGCTTGGGTTAGTATATTGTTGCATTGTAGAGTTATTGGTGCTCCTAAGAAAGAATTCTAAACTAAAAATAAAAGCTAAGGAGAGAAAGCCAAGTATAGAAAAATTGACTAGTAGAAAAAGTAAGGCTAAAAGAAGATTGATAAGACTGAGATCATTATTGAAGGTGACTAGACCTAAGATCGATTTATTTCTAATAAGCTTACTTATAAGGGTGATGACTATTTCTATAAATACAAGTCATGCCCAGCTTTCGATAACGAACTCTGTTTAAATATGGCAGTTACTTTCGCGTAGTTAAATATTTAGTATTTGTTGTGGTTTTAAAGTAAACCATCACATAAAAAGTTCGCGTTCCTTCGTACTCTCTGTAAGTCCCTTGATTTTGGTAGTCCCGTTTAAGTTGACGGCTATACATATTTTCGACCTACGACCCATCAACTTAAAGAAATAAAGGCCTTCGCAAGTGAAAATTCTTTTACAGTTTCCTGCGATGCTCCATATGATTTAGAGGCTGACGTGTTCATATATGACGCACACGCATATTTGAAGTCCGAGAAGTTTGTTGAAAAGGACTTAGATATATAGGGAAGAATACAAGATGAATTTTAGAACTGGGCGTTGCCATAAGAAAAGTAGAAACCAATCTTTGGAAATATAGATATTGAAACAGCTTTAAATAATAAGCCGGAGATTGAGATTGACACAAGAACAAAGTTTTAAGACCCTTAAGATAGCTTTAACCTTTTTTAGGAATTAAAATAAGCTGATTAAGATGGCAACCCTGAAGAAAGACCTTAATCTACTAAGGCCGATTAAATTCACCCAAGAACTCCTGATACTAATAAGGAGGTAGTTCCTACAGAAGAGGAAGTAAAATAGGAAGTCTCTATTGAAAAGAAGTCTTCTTCCGTCTTATCATCTGATAAGTTTGTTACAGAATCTCATGACAGTGAGGATAGGAGATCGCCACTGCCAGATCCAATACCATAAACTCCAGAGTAGTAGCTCTCCAAGTTTATGAAGAAATATCCCAAGTGCAGTATAATGGTTGACACCCGATTGTCCTAAAATCCCTTATACTCCACAATCAACATTCCTGGAGGATTTGCCAGGTTAATAAAAAGTGAGTTTGATCCTTTTGCAATTGAGAATATTGTTACTTTCTCTTTAATAATGTTTGTTTTTGTATAATCTACCTATAATGGAATGCTTATAATACTTATACTAGGATTTCTAGAATTTATGCTCCATGAATCAGTGATATATTTAGCATTAATGGCAATGGTCGTCTAATTTGGAAGCCATTCTTATATTCCTTTATCCTTTTGCCTTATGTTGTACTTCTTTAATTTTGGGAAATTTGGTTAAGCCAACTTGGTATTTAATGACCTTGCTTGGACTTTGAATCGTACCTATCATTCATTGGATGGCCCTTGTCAATATCCTAATCTTAGACTTGGGATGTTTGTTAGATTAATTAGTCTCCCAAAACCCAGCTGGTATGGAGTATACGGACATTTTATTTATAGGGGTCCCTTATATGACACTACTTATCATTATTTGGAATTTGTATCCAACTAGCTTAAGCTACCTTTCCTTTATAATGGCGTTAGATGTTATAGTGATGTAGTTCCATATCAAATATAGTTTGTTGATCGAATGAAACATCTAATTGTCACTTCATATCCTTTAGTAAGCTTTGAGAATGCTTATAAAGCGGCTAGTAGATTTAAAGAATCTTTTGCAGATAAGCGTAGTGAGTTGCATAGAATTACTTGTCTG